AGTAGGGTCATAAGTTGCTAGTGCAAAGTTTGCCATTATTGTTTTCCTCTATTAGACGTGGACGACGCCTTTGATAATAACCTTGTGGATAGCACCGGCAAGAGTAGCATCAAAGAGGAAATCGCCAGCAATCCGTTGTAAACGTTGATTTTCTGGAATGTCAGCAACCCGTGGAACAGTGATGGTGTAACTTGCATAGAGACCGTTGGTCACACCAAGGGCCAGCACCGAGCGCATTTGAGCTTCAACCATAGTAAAGCCTGCATCAGTAAATGGTACTTTAGGTTTACGAACCAACATACCAAATACAGACTCTTGCATACGGGCAATAGTCCAAAATTCACCAATCTTCTGGTCAATGAAAGTACCATCTGCCATTACGCTGTTACGAGTAATGTTTACACCACCCACAGCGTTGTAGTAAGCAACATTTGCAGAAGTTAGGTTGGTACGAGCAGTAGTGCTCAGTTTATCAACCGGAACACCTTCAAGAGTTTTAAATTCCCAAGTGTTGGCGCCAGGAGTGTAGGCTAGTTGACTACCTACCCAAGCTGCTTCAGGGTAGTAAGTATCTGCTTGACTGTGGTAAATGGTTGAAGTTTGATCATAACCAAGAGCCTTAAGTTGAGCGCCAGTTGCGTTATTGTTAGCGGCAAGGCTTGCTGGATCTTGGGTAGAAGTGAAATAAACTTTCTTAGTAGTGGAAATGTAATTAGCCAATGCAAGGACGTTTGCAGCTACGTGAGTGCCTGCAACTAGAGCAAACCAAGTATCATTTTCAGCAGCTACAGCAGCGATAGCGGTTGCGTAATCCTCAGCAGTAAGCTTACGACCAACTACTACGCGGGTTGGCGAGTTATCTTGACCAAATAGCCGACTAGCAATAACACCTACAGTTGAAGTAGCATCGAAGTCATCTAGTACACCATCAAGGCTGTTATAGGTGCGAGTACGGCTATCAGTGAAGTTATTAAATTCCGCAAGGATTAGCGGGATAGAAAAATCCGCAGTGTTTACTGATTGAGTCTGAGCGTCAATAGTTACGCTTACAATTTCATCTAATTGTGAGGCCATTGTGTTATCCTATGTTTTCTGGGATGTATGTTTTTCTTTTATCTCCGTACGAATCGTCAACAACAATGACTTGTTCGATGGGATCAATATTTTCTTGCGTGACGTAAGCGTAGGCAAACACAACGTCAATGTTAAAACCATCTACCCACTGCGTATCCCTCTTCTGAGGTAAATACCTAATCTGAGAAGTACGCATTTTGGAAAGATTGTTTTGATTTAAAAATTCCCAGAAAATAGGGGAATTTAATCTTTGCTTAAACAAGTGAGCTAAGTCACCTGATTGACTGCCCCTAAAGCTAAACTGAACAGTTGCTTCATAGGTGTTTAGTGTTGAATATACAATGACATCACCTGACGCATCATATCCCCAAGTATTCGTTTCTCTACCTTGCTCTTCTAGCTCAATGATAAACATTGAAAGATAAGAAGATTCAGGCTCAAGGTTATCCATGTTTCCCCAAAGGATTGCACCAGAAGCATCTAATGCTGGGAACATAGGAGCGATACTATCATAGACAGCATCTTGTAATTCTGTATAAGCTCCCATGGAAACCTCTTAGTTAGCTGAAATCTCTACACGAGCACAAACCAATTTTTGATGATCTAAAGTACCCATTCGCCACGACTGAATACGCATCACTTTAAACCGATCACCTTGCCAAATAATCTCGTCGGCAGAGTAACCATCCGAACCTTGACGATCAGTGCGGAACACATCACTTGTTGCAACGTAAACCTTAATCCATTCTTTAGTTCTATCTGACTCAGGCAGTACCATAAGATCACGATAATTGAATGGTTGTACGTTAGCTTCCACAACAAAGCTTGTTTCAACTGCTGGGACAGGGCGACCTTTGACAACAGTGTCTTTACCTTTACGGTACACAGTAATGGATAGCTTCTTAGTGAGGGTAAACGATGGAATTGTCATTATCTTCCCTCCACTTTAACTTGGATGCTATCTCTTAGTTCGCCAGTATCAATCAATGGATTATTGAAGCCTTTCTCCATAACAGTTACTTGAGAGTTAGGAGGAGTCATCCAATCGTTCATTACTTTCTGAAGCATAGGTACGAAAACAGGAGCTATACTTTTAGCTGAAGACAAGGCTGACTTACCATCTGCAACAGATTGAATAATGGCAGCAAAAGCTTTTGGGTCTTGTCTCAGTGCAGCCTTTAGTCCAACCCGCATGAAAGGTCGCGGCCCAATAACTTGTTCTTGTAGAGCCGCAATATAAGCATGTGGTAGGTTGTCGTTCTCAGGGCCATAGTGAGTATCAAACCAGCCAAGCTTCATTTTGATATTGTCAAGTTGCTTTAGATCTTTCTTGAGGTTATCCCACTTCTTAGTATCAACTGTAAGTGTGATCATATTGGAACCACAACCCAGCGGGGTAACTCAGGCATTCCATATTGAAACTTGTGCAGGCAGTTGAAAACACCACAATCAGTTTTAGGAATGTTAGCCCGATTAACTGACAAATCCATATCGTTAGCCAGTACATCGCAACGATCAATACCCGCTGCATAGGGCATGAGAGTACCAAGACCAAGTGTTGGGTTAGAGTTGAAGCTGCCTAGTAGAAGCTTGTACCAATCAATGGCATTACTCCAAACCTCAATGTCACCTGTAGTCTCACGATAGATCGATTTATTCTTAGCCAAATCCCCGATGATTGCATACAATGCTAGGATAGATGCTTGTCGAACGGAGTTGCCAGACATATCAAGGAAGTATTGAATATCTTCATCTGAGAAGGTATAGGGTTCGCTGCGATCAGAAATAAAGAGGCGTACAGCCTGGATGTTAGATAGAGCCATATTCACCGCCTCTTATAAATTGTTAGCCTTTAAGGGCTTGAAGAATTTCATTTAGTTTAGCAGCTACATCTTTGACGGTTAGCTTGCTGTCAGTGTCTAGCTCTTCAACATCTTTGAATTTAGCGAATGATTCATCGCCAGCTTTAGGAACACGGACTTTACCGAGCTGTTCGTAAAGACTGTCAACTTGTGCTTGGGTGCTAATGAAGCGACCTTCAGGCTTCTTGATGTTCATTACAAACCTCTTTAGAATTTGGGAATGGGAAGGGGACCGAAGTCCCCATATCCCGAGCTAGCAATTAAGCTAGGTGTAGGCGGATAATAGCCTGGGGGCGAAGAACAGCGTTTAGCATATTGGATTCAGACATGATTTCAATCTTGTCCATCTTACCAGACATTTCTTCGAAGTAGTACTGGGACTGACCAACAGTGTTAACAGTATCAAACCGTAGCGCAGGAGCGAAGTAGGTTTGGAACATGTCAGTTACACCTAGGGGGAACGCATAAGCATCACCAGCAGGGATGAAGCGCTGAACAACGCCGTTCTGATCGGTGTAAGTACCACGGTACTCAATGAAGCTAACACCACCGAAGTTGAACACTTGATAACGAGCATCAAGAGGCATACCCTGAACACCAAGACGGGTGGTGAGTGGGTCTTGCTCACGGCGGTAGTACTTGTACACCTCAGTGATATAGGGGTTGGTGATTAGAGCTTGGAAGTACTCAGGGGAGCACACAACCACGAAATCACTAACAACTTGACCATTTAGTAGGCCATCCTGAACACCGGAAATGATCTGACCAGTATAGCTCAGAGGATCAACGTTGCTGTTAGCTAGGTCAGTGGTGATCTCGGTACGGGTAACACCGAACTCGTTGTAGTAGTTGACGGTAGGACCGTAAGCACGAGCTAGGGTGCCGGAAGGAGCATACACAGTACCGCTGGTGATGATTTGCATACGAGCGACTTCTGCTAGTTGAGCATAACGACGACGTAGAGCATCCATCTTGCGAGCACGGACGTTAGCAGCGCTTTCAAGGTCTAGGTTCTGAGCAAAGTTTTCCCAAGAGATGATACCCTGTAGATCACGGGGTAGAATAGCGGTGTCTAGTGGGAAGTGAGGGATTGGGAAGGTGTAGATACCACGGCTGGTGGGCTTGATGGTGCTGTTACGCTCATCCCAGTTACGATCAACTGGTAGACCATCAACTTCAGTCATGGAACTTACAGCAACGGTATCCTGGGTAACGCCTTGCTCATTGAACAGACCCATGGAATTGATAAGACCCCACTGGTTGGGGATGGTAACTAGCTGGTTAGTAAGTTCTAGTACGCGACCAGTGTTATTGGGTTGAAAAGCAATAGCCATATTAATTATACTCCAGATTGATATATTTTAAGAGAGGCGCTTAGCAAGCGATCTCAACTAGAACGCCCTGCTCTTCGAGCTTACCCTTTAGGGTCTCAATCTGAGCAGCATTGAATTGGGTGTTAACTTGCTTGATGAGGTAGTCAGAAAGAATTACTTCATCACGAACGAAAGCAACAGCTTGTGCGTTCTGGCCAACAGTGATAGCGAAAGAAGGCTTCCAGCTAAAACGATCACCGAAGACAACGGCAAACTTGGTGCCAGCGGTGGTTAGGTCAGCAGCTACAGATTTGTGGTAAGTGGTGTCAGCAGCAGCTTTAGCAACTACGGTGCCCATGACAACAGCAGAAGCGTCACCAGCAGCAGCGAAGTTTAGGGTGATTACTTTACGAGCGTAACCAACACTGGGATCAAGTTCGTGAACAACTAGGTCGCCAAGGGTGCGGTAGGTTAGGTCAAGAATAGCCATTAGATATAGTCCTCGAATTACTTAGTTTTGTATTGTTTTTTGATTGCAGCAGCGAGAGCTTCTTCCATAGAGGGATTAGTCTCAACCTTAGTATCCGCACCCATCTCACTGAAAAGGGCAGATTGTTTTTCACCTACAGAGGCGAATTCTAGAGCACCAACCATTGCTTCAAAGAGAGCATCGTCAGCGCCTTCAAACTTAGCGGAAAGTTCAGTAGCTTTCTCAGTACCAACAGCAGCGGTTAGCTTGTCAAGACGGGCTTGAGCAACAGCTTGTTTGGCAGCTAGTTCGGCAGCTTCTTTTTCAGCTTGGAAAACAGCTAGTTTAGCTTGGGCTTCTTCTAGAGCAGCACGCATATCAGCAGCACCGTCTACAATAGCTTGTAGCTCCATAATCTTTTCATCTTTAGCGGCAAGAAGAACTTGAGCCTCAGATAGTTGGGTTTGAGTGAGTTCAAGTTGTTGCATTTCTGCCTCGCTTGGTTTAGAAGATTTCATATTAAGGATTTTATCTTTGAACATAGTAGTCTCTTTCTGAGCTGTATCAGCCAAATGTTTGTAAAACTCTTCATGAGTCATTACATCATCTGCTAGACCCAGCTCCAAAGCTTTCTTAGGTAGAAAGGTTTTGGCCTCAGTTGATCTAACAGTTTCTAACGAGATGCCACGATGTTCTGCAACAAACTCGGTAAAACCTTCATACAAGCTATCAACTTTTTCTTGTATATCGGCTAAGAACTCTTTTCGGAACTTACCATCTTCTGCATAGGGGATTTTACTATCTCCCGCAAAGACAAAAGTCCTTTCATAACCATTCATCTCAAGA